AAGGAAAAGGTTATAATCCACCACCTTGTAACACAGGATACAAGGGACGAGGATGTAATGAAAGCCTTACAGAGTAAAGGAGACGTTCAGGAGGAACTTTTACAAAGTTTGAAGGCAAGAATTGAAAAATATAAAAAGAGAAGAGGAGAAATAGATGGAACAGTGGGAAATGATGGTTAAAATGGTCAAGGAATTTTATTTGGCTTTCAATCAAGAAAAATTTTTAAATGCGGAAATGACAGAAGATAGAGAACGTTTAAGGGATTTACTGCTTACGGAAGAGAAAACAGAGTATGTGAAAGCTGAAATAGAAAACGACAGAGTTGGGAAATTAGATGCAGTTGTGGATATGGCTTATGTGCATATAGGAACTTTATTGGAACGGTGCAAAGGAGATGTCGACCTTGTTGTGGAAACGCTATACTTTGATACAGCTGATTCAGAATCAATGGAGATATGTAATCGGATAGAGGAAAACAATTTCAATGGAATATTTTTTCCAGCGTTTAAAGAAGTTCACCGTTCTAACATGACAAAATTGGATAAGAATGGGAAACCTGTTTATTATACGGAAGGCCCTAAAAAAGGAAAAATTGGTAAAAGTGAACTGTTTGAAGAACCAAATTTAAAAGAAATTATTGAAGGAGAATCAAGAACACATGAATGAAAAAGATATAGAAAAGATTGCGGACAGAGTTGCAGAAAAATTAAGACAGGCAAATAAAATAGATAAGTACAAAGAAACAGAAGCGATGTTAAGGGCATACCCAAACTACAAAAGAATAATTGAGAAAAATAATGAACGTATTAACGACATAATAGAAAACGGATTAGGAGAAGCAAGAAAAAGGAAAAGAGAGGAAAATGTCCAAGGGGGATTAAAAAAATACGAAGGTATTCCAGAAAAAGAAATAGAAAAAATTGAGCATTTAAAATCTGAAAACTTGAAAATGGAAAAGAGAAAGTTAAGAGTAGAGAACGCATTGATGAGCATTGAGGGTGATAAATATTACAATGTTATATATTTTAGGTATCTTAAAGAGTGGACGATTGAAGAAATAGCAAGAGAGTTGGGAGTGACTGAAAAAACTGTTGGGACAAACAGAACAAGATTGGTTAAAAAATTGCAGTTTAACTTGTTTCCTGAGGTACTTTTGGACTAGAGGACTTGACAAAATTACCGATAGGCTACCTTTTGGCTACCTTGACATTACCTTTTTATATGGTATAATATGTTAGAATGTGAAAAATGTAAAAGACATTTAATAAACCATTCCACTTATAAGTGTCAGTTATTTTAACTGTCAAAAGACGGTATTCTTTTTATAACCGTCTTTTTTTTGTTGATAAATACTTTTTAGTATATCGCCTTGTGATTCGGCAGCCGCTTAGAATTGCAAGGCACTTTTATTTTTGAGGAGGTGGAGAACTTGACATGAAATTGACGGAGAAACAGAAAAGATTCGCAGATTATTATATTGAAACTGGAAACATAACAGAAGCAGCGACAAGGGCAGGATACAGTAAGAAGACAGCGAGAGTTATTGGGCAAGAAAACTTGCTTAAACCTGCTATAAAAGGCTACATTGACGAAAAACTGGAAGCTATGCAGGATGAGAGAACGGCATCCGCCAAGGAAGTGCTTGAGTTTTTGACTAAGTCGATGAGAGGAGAAATTAAAGAGGAAGTTGTCGTTGTCGAAGGAACTGGGGACGGAACAAGCGAAGCTAGAACGGTTAAAAAGCAGATAGGTCTACGTGACAGGATTAAGTCAGCAGAATTGCTTGGTAAGCGGTATAGGCTGTTTACAGACAAAGTCGAAGTTGAAGGAGCTGTACCTGTTGTGATTGTAGGTGAGGACAGTCTTGAAGAGTAAAAAGATAAGACTTCCCGAGTTAGTTGGGAGAGGATATAAAGATTATTGGAATTTCAAGGGAAGATATAGAGTATGTAAAGGTAGCCGTGGGAGTAAAAAAAGCAAGACAACGGCGTTATTTTTTATTTATTCAATGATGAAGTATCCTGGGGCAAACTTGCTTGTGGTAAGAAAAGTTTATCGGACGTTAAAGGATAGCTGCTTTACAGACTTGAAATGGGCTATAAATACATTAGGGGTACAGGATTACTGGTCGGTTAAAGAAAGTCCATTGGAGATAATTTATATCCCTACTGGGCAGAAAATATTATTTAGAGGGCTGGACGATCCGCTTAAAGTTACTTCAATAACAGTTGAAACTGGAAATCTATGCTGGGCGTGGATTGAGGAAGCCTATGAGATAAACAAGGAGCAGGATTTTAATATGCTTGATGAAAGTATAAGGGGTAAAATCGAAGAGCCATTATATAAGCAGATTACACTCACGTTTAACCCCTGGAACGAACGGCACTGGCTCAAAAAAAGATTTTTTGATGTCGAAGATGAGAATATAATGGCCAAAACAACTAACTACATGTGCAACGAATGGCTTGACGACAGTGATAAGAAACTGTTTGAGGATATGAAAAAGAATAATCCCAGACGTTATCAGGTAGCAGGGCTTGGAAACTGGGGAATTGTTGAAGGGCTTGTTTATGAGAACTGGGAAGAAAAAGAATTTGATGTCAACGAAATTTCAAAACGTAAAGGCGTGAAATCAGCTTTCGGACTAGATTTTGGATATACCAACGACCCATCAGCATTTTTCTGTGGGCTGATTGATGTAGCGAACAAGGAAATTTATGTATTTGACGAGATTTACAAAAACGCAATGAAAAACCGTCAAATTGCTGAAGAGATTATCAGAAAAGGCTATGGAAAAGAAAAGATTGTGGCAGATAGTCAAGAGCCTAAGTCGATTGACGAACTTTATGATTTGGGATTGAAGGGTATAAGAAAGTCAAGAAAAGGTAGGGACAGTATCAACAATGGTGTTCAATATATTCAGGATTATAAAATTATTATCCATCCCAGATGTGTGAATTTCATAACCGAAATATCAAACTACATGTGGGATAAGGACAAGTTTGACAACCCAGTCAATAAGCCTGTGGATGACTTCAACCATTTAATGGACGCAATGAGATACGCACTTGAAAGTTATTCAAAAGGCCCTACATTTTCTTTTGATTAAGGAGTAAGGAATGTTTGAATTTATTAAGAAATTGTTTAGGAGAAAAGATAAGATGGGAGAACAGAATATCAATCTTAGCGAAGTTGAGAGCATTATAATGTGGCATTTTGCAAGCCAGAAATATAGGGAAATGAGAGACGGAAATAACTATTATCGTGGAAAGCATGATATTCTTTCAAGGCAGAGAACGGCAATTGGGGAAGATGGCAAATTGACAATAGTCGAAAACCTGCCAAATAACAGGATTGTTGACAATCAGTATAAAAAGCTGGTTAAACAGAAAGTGAATTACATAATTTCTAAAACCCCAAGCATTAAAAGTGAAAATCAGCAGTATGATGATAAACTGAATGAACTGTTTGATAAAAATTTTCTTAAAACATTGAAAAGAGTAACCACCGATGTCTATAATAACGGACTTGGGTGGTTATTTTTGTATGTGGATGAAATGGGAAACTTGAAATTTAAAAGGCTAAATTCAGTTGAGGTTATTCCTGTGTGGCTTGACAATGAGCATGAAGAGCTTGACTATGCAATAAGAGTTTACAGCCGGGAACTTTATAAGAACGGAACGTATAATACTGAAAATTACGTTGAGATTTACAGAAAGTCTGGAGTTGAGTATTACAAAATGAACAATACAAAACTTACAGCAGTTGAAAAGAAGTCGTACCTAAGCGTCGATGACAAGCCTTACAACTGGCAGAAAATACCACTTATATGCTTCAAGGCAGATGAGCTGGAACAACCCCTGCTTAAAAGAGTAAAATCACTACAGGACGCTTTAAACACGCTTATAAGCGATTTCATGAATAACATGCAGGAAGACAGCAGGAATACGATTTTAATCATTAAAAATTATGACGGTGAAAATTTAGGCGAGTTTAGAAGAAATCTTTCCACGTTTGGAGCGGTTAAAGTTCGGGAAGACGGAGAAGTATCAAGTTTACAGGTTGAAGTGAATGCCAGCAACTATGAAAGCATTGTGAAGCTGTTGAAAAAAACCATAATTGAAAACGGTGGCGGATTCGACAGTAAGGCGGACACTCTTGGGAATAACCCGAACCAACTTAATATACGTTCAATGTATTCAGATATAGATTTGGAAGCAAACGACTTTGAAACTGAGTTCCAGGCAAGTTTTGAAGAAATGATATGGTTTGTGGCAAATCATTTGAAAAACACAGGGCAGGGCGACTTTATCAAGGAAAAAGTGGAGGTTGTACTTAACAGGGATATACTTGTGAATGAAAGTCAGGCTATTTCAGATATTAGAAATTCAGTAGGAATAATTTCAGAGGAAACGCTTGTTGCACAGCACCCTTGGGTAACTGATGTTCAGGAAGAGCTCGCAAGAATTAAGAAAGAGAAATCAGAACAGCAGATACAGGAACAGACTGATTACGCTAATTTTGATGACGGTAAACATAACCACAATGGTGATATGGATGAGTGATTATTGGAAAGATAGATTTATTGAGGAAGAAAGCCGAGTCAATCAAATGGCTGCAAAAGAGATAAAGAAACAGCAGGCTGAATACGACAAGGCAATCACTAGAATAAATCAGGATATTGAAATCTGGTATAACAGGATTGCTAAAAACAATGATGTATCACTAGCAAATGCAAAGGAAATGCTTAACAAGAAGGAACGCAAAGAGTTCAAATGGACTGTAAAAGATTATATCAAAAAAGGTTCAGGAGAAGACAGTTTTAAGTTTGCAAAAGAACTTGAAAATGCAAGTGCCAAGTACCACATAGAGAGATTAGAAGCTATGAAACTTCAGGTACGTGCTGAAATTGAAAAATTGTACAATGATAACGGCAACGGATTTAAAAATTATCTAGGTAACTTATATGAGGATCAGTATAACCATACGTTTTTTGAAATCGCAAAAGGTACTGGTGTGGGAATTAGTTCAAATATGTATAAACTGAATGATAAATTAGTAAATACTGTTATTTCTAACCCTTGGGCTTCTGACGGAAAACATTTTTCAGATAGGATATGGGAAGATAAAGAAAAACTTCTGAATACTTTACATACTGAAATGACGCAGGCTTTTATTCGTGGGGATAAACTCGACACCTTAATAGAAAAAGTTGTTAAAAGAATGAATACAAGCAGAAGCAACGTGGCAAGGCTTGTCTATACTGAAAGTGCCGCCTATGCTTCTAAAGCTAGAATTAAGACTTATGAAGATTTGAATATTGAACGTTATGAAATTGTCGCTACTCTTGACAGCAGGACTTCCGAGATTTGCCAGGGGCTTGACGGCAAAGTGTTCGAGTTTAAGGATTATGAGATTGGCACAACTGCTCCGCCGTTTCACGTTAATTGCAGGACAACTACAGCACCATATTTTGAAGATGATGAGGAAGAGAAACGTGCCGCAAGGGATAAAGGTGGAAAAACTTATTATGTTCCAAGCGACATGACCTATAAAGATTGGAAAAGCAAGTACGCTATTGGAAGTTCAGAAAATAAAACTGTAAAAGTTCCTGAAGGAAGATACAGATTACTTGGAAATATTAAAGATTCAAGGTATAATAGTGTAGAAGAGCTTTTGCAGAAATATGAAGAAAAAATAGTTAAAAACACCTATGAAAGTGCAATGGTTGTAACTGAGCGTGGAGAAATATACGTTATAAAAGGAGATACAGGTTCGTTACCTACGCAAAGAATCGAATCAATACGTTTTGAGAACGCTTCTATAACTCACAATCACCCAAAAGGAAGACACGAATGGGGATTCAGTGGTGGAGATTTTGACACTTTCAGAAATGGCAAGTTCAGGTATATGAGAGCGATTGATGAAAAATATGTGCATGAACTGTCAAAAGATATGTTTGAAATGGATATGACGAATTTTGACGATGACGTTCAAAAACTTCGAGAATCAGACTTTGAAGAAGTTGCACAGATTTTACAAAAACTAAATGCAAAAGATAAAAACCTGAAGTATAGGAGAAGAAAACATGTTATCAAGAGAACATAGGTTATATAAGGCATTTAAACAAATGAGAGATAAAGAAAAAGAGTATCAGAGAAAAAGAGACGAAATGGGATGGAGAGGGCTAGATGGACCTTTTACGAAAGAGGAAATTGAGCTTCACAAAGAATTTTTTGAGTTTATGAAAAAAGTTCTAAAAGAAGAAAAAGATTTAGATTTTAAATTTTCAGATTTATGGGAAATGTATAAGAAAGACAACCAATAAAAAAAGCTAATCACGGTTATTAATTTAATCGTGATTTTTTTGTTTAAGGAGGAAAAATGATAACACTTAATATCTATCATAGCGACGGAAACTACATGGGTGTTAAATATGAAAAAACATTGAAGAAATTTATTAAGGAAGCTGATAAAGGTAAAAATGTAAAGTTAATAAGTGGAAACAGAGAATGGTATATAAATACGGCTTTAATACTAGCGTTTGAGGAGGTGAGATAATGAATGAAAAAAGTAATATTATAAAAGACGACATTGAAAAGATAACGGTGTTTGATACGGAAAATAATAAAGAATTGGCAGTAATCACTAATAGCAATGTGAGTACCGCCAATTCCAAAATAGTGGTAAAAATAAAATTTAAAGATTAGTGCTTTTTGTCTTTAGGAGGACATGGATCATTTCCATAACTGTCTTTATCTCGAATTTTACCATCTTTACCATGGATGACAACCTCAGATTTTTGATTTTTAGCTATTGCCTTAGCGTAATCAATAGCATCTTTCTGAGTACCGAAGGTTTTAGTTGCTTTATCATTGCCTTCTCCTTTGACTTGCCATTTACCATCTTTAGGAGTAACATGTTGGTCTTTTCCCATTTTATTCACCTACTTTCTTTAAAGGATAATATAAGTATATCTTGAAAAATTAAAAAATCAATCGCCTTTTTAGAATTTGTAGGCGTAAAAGAACAAATCGGAAAAATAATCTCGTTGGCATACAACGTAAAAAATGAATGGGAGTGAATAGATTATGAACAAAGAAGATTTGTTGAAATTAGGTCTGTCAGAAGAGCAGGCAGAAAAGGTGCTGTCAGCAAATGCAGAACAGTTGAAAGGATTTATTCCAAAATCAAGATTTGATGAGGTAAACAATACCAAAAAACAGCTGGAAAAGGATTTGAAGGACAGGGATGTGCAGCTTGAGAATTTAAAAAATAGTTCTGGAGATGTGGAAACAATGAAACAGGCTATTGAAAATTTGCAAAGGGACAATAAGGCTGCAAAAGATAATTTTGAAGCTGAACTTGCTAAATTTAAATTGGAAAGCGCAATTGACACTACGCTGCTTAGTTCAAATGCGATTAATACTAAAGCAGTTAAGGCTTTGCTTGACATGGGTAAAATTAAACTGGATGGCGAAGTTCTGATTGGTATTAATGAACAGATAGAGGCTTTGAAAACTGCTGAAGATAGCAAGATGCTATTTAAAACGGCAGAATCAAAACCGAAAGAGCCTAACTTTTCAGGAGTTAAACCTGGAGAAGGGAATACAGGTACAGAAGGTGCAAACCAAACAAAATCATTAGGAGACGCCATAATGGCAAGACTGATGGTAAATAAAAATGAATAATAGGAGGTGGCTTATATGCCAATAACATTAGCAGAAGCTAAAAAGAACGTACAGGATGATTTGCAGATTGGAGTAATTGATGAATTTGCAAAAAGTAATTTTATTATGAGTAACATACCGTTTGACAACGTGGTATCGCCTACTGGTGGAGGAACTACGATGACTTATGGTTATACAAGGCTGAAAACTCAACCAACTGCTGACTTCAGGGAAGTCAATCAGGAATATACACCTGCGGAAGTTTCTAAAGAAAGACACAATGTAGACTTGAAAATCTTCGGGGGATCATTCCAGATTGATAGAATTATTGCAGATATGGGTGGAATTGTTTCAGAAGTTCAACTGCAAATGACTCAAAAAATTAAAGCGGCGTCAGCGTTATTTAATGACACAGTTATCAATGGGGATTCAGGAGTAAATGCGAAAGCATTTGACGGATTAGAAAAAGCAGTTACAGGAAGTACAACTGAATTTATACCAACGGCAGCAATTGACTTATCAGACTCGGCAGCGGTAGACACAAACTACAAACTGTTTTTAGACTTGTTAGATGAGTTTTTGATGGGGCTAGATGGAACGCCATCAATGTTAGCTGGAAATACAAAACTGATTGCCAGATTAAGAGCCTGTGCAAGACGCTCAGCCCAATATACCGTTACAATGAATGAATTTGGACAGCAGGTTGAGAGATACGGAGCAATTCCATTTGTTGACTTGGGAACTAAAGCAGGGACTAATGACCCAGTTTCAGCAATAAATGGACAAGGGGAAACTTCTTTATACGCTGTAAGATTTGGTATGGATGGATTTCACGGAGTTGCACCTACAGGAAACGCTTTAATCAAATCGTGGCTACCTGACTATAAAACGGCTGGGGCAGGAAAAACAGGAGAAGTGGAAATGGGTGCGGCAGT